AGGCCTATGCTGCTTTGGTTTATACAACAATGGCCAGACCAAAAAGTCAGATTTGGCTTACATCTAATGCTGGAGATGCGTTCTCAACAGTACTCAATCGTGCTAGAGAGCAAGCCTACCAAGCTATTGCTGCCCCAGGATCAGATGAAACTATCGGATGGTGGGAATACTCAGCACCAGAAGGCGCAAAGACTTCAGACCCAACTGCCTGGCAGTACAGCAATCCCGCACTTGGCCACACCATTGACATTGATGGAATTAAAGCTCGATTAAAAGACCCTGAATCAGTATTCCGCACTGAGGTTCTTTGCCAGTGGGTTGAAACGCTGCAAAACCCATTTCCTGAGGGCGCATGGGCGAATTGCTTGGATCAAGAGATTAAATTACCGGATGGGCGCGCTCAATACTTAGCAATTGACGTTTCACCTGACAGAAGACACGCATCGTTGGTTGGTGCAACCAGAGTGGGCGATGAAATCGTGGTTGGGTTGCTTCAAACCTGGGAATCTGATTCAAGCGTTGATGATTTAAAGATTGCAGCTGGTGTAAGCGATTGGGCGAGAAAATTCAATTCTCAGTGCATCGGGTATGACAAATACACTGCTTCTGGCATTGCAGCCCGTTTATCAGCTGCCGGTATCCCAGTGCAAGACCTTAGCGGCTCGGTGTTTTATCAAGCGTGTGATGAATTGCTTTCCAGTATGTCTAGCGGCAGATTGCGCCATTCAGGTCAGGAAGTTCTTACTGCTCACATTTACGCATGCGCTCGCAAATCTGGGCAAGATGGCGGTTGGAGAATTGTTCGCCGCGATTCCAGCGGATACGTCACAGCTGCCGTTGCTTTGGCCATGGTGACACACTTTGCAGTTAAACCTTCGCAAGTTGCGGGAATCTTTGCCGTGTGATATGCGAAATGCGTAATTTAATGCTATTATGACAACTTATGGGTATTCGCGATTCTTTGCGGCTTGTCAAACAAGCTGAACTGCTGCCTTCTTACCAGGATGTTTATGCTCAATTAGAGCCAAACGTTTATGGATCAACTTTCGGCGTTGCAAGCCTAAATGTTCCTTTCACGTGGATAACCAGAGATGAGGCAATGACTGTTCCGGCAGTTGCTCGCGCTCGCAACATTGTCGCCGGCACACTTGCTTCATTGCCTCTGGAACTTTACAACTCACGCGATGAAGAACTTGCTAAACCGCGATGGATGCGCCAACCAGACCCAAATTCTGCTTATGGCACCATGATGGCATGGACAATTGATGACATTATCTTCTCGGGCTCCGCTTTTTGGCAGATAATCGAGGTCTATAAAGAAGATGGCAGACCATCTGCATTCCGCTACATCAACTCGACACGGGTAACGCCGGAATACAATGACAATTCTACAATGGTGGAAAGTTATCGCGTAGATAATACCCGCGTGCCAAATAACGGCCTTGGTTCGCTTATTACGTTCCAAGCGCTTGATGAAGGCGTGTTAAAGCGTGGCGCAGCAACAATCAAGACTGCAATTGCGTTAGAGCAAGCCGCCAAGCGTTCCGCCGATGAACCAGTACCAAATGGCGTGTTAAAAAATACCGGCATGGACTTGCCTGAGGATCAAGTAATGAATTTACTTGCTCGTTTCAAGGCTGCACGAAATACCCGCGCGACTGCCTACATGACTAGCAATCTTGAATACCAACCAATGCAATTTGACAATACTCAATTGCAGCTTGTTGAATCTCGCAAAGCAATGCAAACCATGATTGCTCAAATGATGAACGTTCCAGCGTATTTGCTCGATGCTGAAACTGGCGGCTCATTGACGTATAACAATGCAGAAGGCCAGAAGCGCTATCTCGTTGATTTTTCATTACGTAACATCATTACAGTTTTGGAAAACAGACTCAGTATGGACGATGTCACTATTCAGGGGCAGCACGTCCGCTTTGACCTTGATGACTTCCTACGCGGCAATCCAACCGAGCGAGCAGCGTTCTACCGCGATGTTGTTCCACTAGGAATCCTCACAGTGGATGAAGCACGTGAAATGGAAGATTTATCACCAGCACCAAGGAGCACACCAAATGGAGCTTAACTTTTCAGCGCCACAAGAACTCACAGCAAACGTGGCAAAGCGCACTATCACAGGATTGATTGCGCCATACAATGAGGTTGGATTTACTAGCGCAGGTGAAGTCATATTTAAGGATGGCGCATTTGGCAACATCCAGGCTTCAGCCGTAAAACTTTTAACGGATCATGAAATTTCCAAGCCAATTGGAAAAATGGTGAGCGCAGAATCAACACCAGAAGGTGTCGTTGCCACGTTCAAACTTGGTTCCAGCACCCGCGCCACAGATGCATTGATTGAGGCATCAGAAGGTTTGAAAAACGGCCTCAGTGTTGGTGCTCGAATTACCGATTACGAAACCAACAAGCAAGGGCAAATGATTGTCACTGCTGCATCACTCAAAGAAGTTTCCCTCGTCACTGAACCTGCATTTGCAGAGGCGCGGGTCTTGGAAGTAGCGGCGAGCGCTACGCCATCTGAAGAAGAAAAGGAAACCCCTATGTCTGAACCAACAAAGGATGAGGTTGTAGAGGCTGCACCAGCAGTTGAAGCATCCGCACCAGAGGTTGAGGCAGCGAAGCCAACAGTTGCGCTTGCCTACACCAAACCACGCCACGGAATCACTACTGGCGCTCAATACCTAGAGCACAAGATTAAGGCTGCACAAGGCAACCTAGAATCAGCTCAATGGGTAGCAGCTAGCGATGATACTAGCAATAATACGGGCCTGACTTTAGCGCCCCACATGCAAGAGTTCATTACCACCACAATTGGAAATCGCCCATCAGTTGATGCAGTATCTCGCGGTGCGCTTCCAGCAACCGGCCTCAGCTTTACCATTCCAAAACTTGTCCAAGCACCAAGCATCACTCAAGTTGCAGAAGGTGGCGATACCACAGCAGGTAACGAGATGACTTCAAACTATCTCACTGTTGATGTCAAGAAAGCGGCCAAGTCCGAAACAATCACGTGGGAGCTCCTGGACCGGTCAGGGCCGAGCTACCTCTCCGAGCTCCTCTCTGAGATGCAGAAGGCCTATGCTCGAATCACTGACGAAAAAGTTTTCACCGCATTCGTGACTGGTGGAACAGCTGCAACAGGACAAGCAGCAACAGCTGACGGACTTCAAGCATTTATCGCAACGGAATCAGCAGCAGGTTACGCAGCATCGGGTGGATTCACCTCCAACCTTGTTGCTAACACTTCATGGTGGAGCACCATCATGGGAGCGCAAGATTCAAGCAAGCGCCCTCTCTATGTTGCCAACAACCCAGCCAACAACCCAGGAACCGCATCCCCAACTTCAATCGTTGGTCAGGTTCTCGGAACCAACTTGTTTGTTGATCCTTTTATTGGTTCTGGCACAGATGATGATTCAATGTTCCTCATCAACCCAGAGGCAGTCACCTTCTACGAAAGCCCAACCACACAGCTTCAGGTTCAGGTTCTTGGAACCGGCGAAGTAACAATTGGACTTTACGGCTATTATGCAATTGCCGTGAAGAAGGCTGGCGGAGTTCGCCGCTGGAACAAGTCCTAAGCAATTTCTAGACCGAGAGAGGTCAGCCCCTTCCTGGCCTCTCTCATCCGATAGGGAGCGATAATGGCCTTAGTAACTGTTGCACAGCTGAAGAGCACTATGGGGCTCGGCAGTTTGTACAGTGATTCTGATCTACAAAATGTGGTAGATAGTGCTGAGGCCATTGTCTTATCCTATTTGCCACACAACACACAGTTGGTCGTTGCCAAGGAAGCTACCGGCACCACGGGAACTATTTACACACTTGATCCACACCATTTGGTAGTGGGCGAAATCATTAATGTTGAAAATGTTGGAGCTCATTACAATGGCAGCTCGACAATCACAGCAGTCACCACCTATTCAATTTCATTTGTCGATAACCAATTGGCAACAGAAACACGCCGCACAGTTGTTCCTTACGGCAAGGTGACCGGCCCCGAGAACAGCACTTGGGAAGATTATGATGCAATTTGCATGGCAGCTCTTCTCATTGCCGTTGATATTTTTCAAGCCAAGACAGCGCCGTCAGGTGGCGCTACAGCTATTGATTTCCAACCTGCTCCCTACAAGATGGGCATTAGCCTTATCAGCCGCGTAAAGGGGCTCCTAGCGCCTTATATGGCCACTGGAGGAATGGTTGGATGAGTTGGACTACCCTACGCACTTCCATTGCCTCAGCTGTAGCTGATACCGGCTCACCGAGGACTTATCAAACTTTTAGTTTCCCGCCCAACGCCCCAATCGCCAACTCGGTCATTGTCGGTTGGGATGATCCAGCCGTAGAGATTACAAACAACCAGACTGTTCTGGCACCGCGGGCTAATCTACGGCTTACTTTTACTGTTCCAGCCATGGACAATCAATCAGGTTTGCAGAACTTGGAAAACATTATTCAGAACGCTATTACCAAGCTCAAGACCAATCTACCTGATACCACAATCCGCACAGTTTCCGCACCACAACTATTTTCCCTGCCGTCAGGAGATTTGATGAGCGCGGATGTTTCAATTCAAGTCATGACGAGTTGGAGTTAATATGGAATATAAAGTTATTGGCGATTCACTTATTGCTGGCCACAGCAAGGGGGAAATCGTCACAGCCGGAGAACTGGAAGGCTCGAACATTGAGTATCTAGTTGAGAACGGACACATCGAACCAGCAACTAAGAAAGCAAAGGAAAAAGACTAATGGCAACATTTCTCAGTAATGGTGTCCAATTAACTGTTAATTCAGTTGATCTCAGCACCTATGTTTCAAGCGTTACCATCTCGCAAGAGTTTGACCAACTAGAAGTTACCGCAATGGGTGATGGCGGTCACAAGTACATTGCAGGACTTGAAAACAGCTCAATCTCCATTGATTTCAATGCAGACTTCGCAGCATCCAAGGTCAATCAGACCATTGGTGGAGCAACTGCAGGTAATGGCCTCATTGGTACAACCACCACTCTTACCATCAAGCCAGCAGCAGGAGCCACCTCTGCCAGCAACCCGCTTTACACAGCAACCTGCCTAGTGTCGCAATGGCCACAGGTTTACAATGTTGGCGAGCTTGCCACAGTATCAGTCACATGGCCGGTATCAGGCACAATCGCTAAGACGATTTCTTAATAATTAAATCGAAGGGAAAACCATGAAGCTGAAGATTACTCAGACTGATGGAATTGTGAGCAGCCACACCATCACGCCTGCTATCGAAGTGCAATTTGAGAAGTGGGCTGGTGGTGGGTTTGCCAAGGTACTCAGGAACGAAGAAAAGCAAGAGCACATCTACTACCTAGCATGGCTCTGCTTGAAGAAAACTCAACAGGTGAAACCCTTTGAGGATGGCTTCTTGGACACCATTGACTTGGTGGAGTTGGACTTCGATGACCCAAATGGCTAACGCGCGACACTAGAACCTATGAGGTCGCAGTGATCGCGCTAGCCACTGGCATCAGCCCGAACGAGCTATTGGCAATGGATTATTGGATGTACAAAGCTCTTAAGGGAGCGTTAGAGGAAAGGCACAAGAACAGTGGAACCAATAAGGCTAGAAGGGGTTAAAGACCTCGAACGAGCCTTGAAGCTGTTTGATGAGAATGCCTACAAAAAGCTAAACAAAGCAATTAACAAAGCCGCTGGAGTAATTCGCAAAAACGCTCGCGGCTACATTCCCGACAGTCCTCCAACCGGATTGACTAATTGGGCAAAACCAGCTACCGGCAGGGTAATGAACGGCATCAATGCCAATAATGCTGGTCGCGTATTCCCGCGCTGGCAAGCTGGTGAAATGCGCGGAGCTTTGCGCACCGGCAAACAGAAATCTGGCAGAACCCGCACTGGTTGGGGTCAGACTGTTTATGTGGAACAAAGAAGTCCTGCCGGTAATATCTTTGAGAAGGCTGGCGTAGTTCTTTTTAATCCTCGCGCTCAGTACAGCCGCAATCCAATGGCAAGCCTAGATTTTAAGGCACGAGTGCAAGAATATTATTTTGTGCGCAAGGGTATTGGTCGAGCATTGATCCGAGCAGGTATTGAGAATGTCGGTCAAGCCAAGAAAGATATTGCGCGGGCTCGCTATGAAGCAGAGCTAAAATTGCAACAAGACTTTAATGCAGAGGCGGCAAAGCATGGCTAGATTTATCATTACTGGTGAGTACAAAGACAAAGCCTCTAAAGCAGCCAGAAAAGACCTTAAAGGGCTGACCAAGGATACTGGCACATTTGCCAAGCTGAGCAAGAAATATTATGCAGCCGCTACAGCAGCAGCCGGTTATTACGCGCAAAAGATTCTTAAGGAAAGTATCAAGAATGCGCTTGAGGATGAAAAAAGCCAGCGGGTATTAGCCCTAACCTTGGCCAATGTTGCTAATGCCACAGATGCAGCCGTTATTGCCACTGAGCAACAGATTTCTGCTATGCAATCGGCCTATGGTGTTGTAGATGACCAATTACGCCCAGCACTTGCCCGACTAGCGAGAAGTTCCGGTTCAGCGAGCCAAGCAGTTTATGATCTCAAACTTGCCCTAGACATTTCAGCAGCGACCGGCAAAAGCCTTGAGGCGGTCACAGGAGCCCTAGGAAAGGCACTGGATGGTAACTATGCCTCTTTGCAACGCCTTGGTTTAGGACTTGACCAGAGCCTTATCAAAAGCAAAGACCAAAAGAAAATATTCGACCAACTACGCAAGACCTTTGCTGGATTTGCAGCTAATGAAGCAGCCACCACAGAAGGCCGATTCCGGCGGATTGCTGTTGCTGCCGATGAAGCGAAGGAAGTCATTGGCGTTGCGCTCATTGATAGCATTAACAATCTAGTCAATTCTCAAGGTGGGGTTGATAACCTTGCCAAGAGTTTTAACGATTTAGCCTATGCCATTGCCGATACCATTCGCGGCCTAGCGGTAGTTACCGAGAAGTTCAATGCCTTTGCGGCTAAGTTTAATTATGATCTAGTGCAATCCATCCCAGTATTGGGAAGCTGGTTGCGTATATTTCAGAATATCGGAAAACAACAACGCATTAACCTATCGTTGCAAAAATCTTACACACAGCAAGTCATTAGTGCTCGAAACGCGGAATACACAGCACTCAAAGCCAACAAAGAATTGACCAACCAGATTGGTGATGGCACAAAGAAAACTGTTGAGCAGCTCATGGCTGAGGAAGCAGCCCGCAAGGCTGGCTTCAAGCTCACCGAGGATATTGATTCCATCCAGACAGTTGCAGCCGCCAAACGATTAGAGGAAGCCCGCCAGTACAAGGCGCAGGTACTCGATGCAGCGCAAGCTCAGTTTGATGCCGTCAAAACCAATTACGATTTACTCAATGCAGTCTGGCAGACTCAATTGACTGCCTTTGATGCGTTCCTAGCTGCACTCAAGACCAAGGCCGCACAAGCCAACATAGCGGTTAGCTACCAAGGCACAGGCGCAGGATCAGCTCCCACTGCCACCAATTCCATTGCCGCAATCGTTCCTGCACCAGCACCAGCAGCCGAGTTCCTTGGCGGCGGCGGGTCATTTGGCACAGAACGCCTAGCCCTAGGTGGGAACACCAATGTAATGAATGTTTCGGTCAATGCTTTTGGCACTCAAGATTTTCTCTCAGCCGTACAGCAAGCACAGCAAGAGTTTGCTCGTAATGGTTGGAGCACTAGCTATGCGGGAAGCTAATGGCAACCCCTACGCTCAAATGCTTTATTAACTTCAGCACTGGCGCATCATTCGGCCAAGCCTTCCTCATTGGCTCGGGCATCCTTGGCACCAATGTGCTGGCCGATAGTGCCTCAGTCATTGTTGATGTGTCTGACCAAATACAGGGAGCTCAAGTACGCAGAGGCCGCAATCCCCTGAGCGATGTTTTCCAAACTGGCACTGCCAGCATTCAGATTGCTGACCAGAATGGCGATTTCAACCCTCAGAACACTTCCAGCCCGTACTACACGCTCTTGCAGCCTCTACGCAAGATTCAGCTTAGCGCAGTTGATCCTGCCACCGGCATCGAGTACAACATGTTTAGCGGCTACATCACCGGCTATAACTACACCCAGAGCAGAGATACTGGCCAAGTCAGCTACACCACCATCAGCGCAGTGGATGGCTTCCAGCTACTGAACCTGAGCACAGTCAGCACTATCACTGGCGCAACCGCAGGAGAAACCACAGGCAACCGCATCACGGACATTCTGAATACTGTTGGCTGGCCTTCTGGTATGCGGGATGTGGACACTGGCAACACCACAGTCCAAGCAGACCCAGCGACCACCAGAACAGCCCTAGCAGCCCTTCAGACAGTCGCTACAACCGAATATGGCGCGCTATACATGGATGCCTCAGGGCAGGTCGTATTCCAGCAGAGAAGCTTTACTACAGCCAGTGTGGCGGGTACTCCCACAGTCTTTGCCGATGACGGCACTGGCATTGCCTACAGCTCGCTCCAATGGGTTCTCAATGATGCCCAAATCTTCAATGAGGCCAATGTGACGGCTACCGGCTTAGCCAAGCAAACTGCCAGCGATGCCACCAGTATCAGCACCTACTTCAAGCACTCCTACAATGTAACCGATTTGCTCATGCAAACCACTGATGAGGCAATGAACTATGCCAAGGCTTATGTGGCCAGCCGCAAAGACACCAGCATCCGAGCAGACAGCATCACCCTTGATCTCACCACAGCGAACTACGCAGCAGGGGTAACTGCCGCACTCACGCTGGATTACTTTGACCCAGTGACCATTAAACAGCAACAGCCTAATGGCACCACGCTGCAAAAGACTTTTCAGATATTTGGCGTAAGCCACGATGTGCGGCCAAGCCAATGGAAAACTACCTTTACCACCTTGGAGCCCATCATTGACGGCTTCATTGTTGGCAATACCAATTTCGGCATTTTGGGCACTAATGTCCTATCATATTAACCCTAAGGAGAAATAATGGCCACAGGATTTCCAGCAGCAACAGGTGATGTGCTCACTTCTGCAATGTTCAATGGGTTGGTGACTTATACCCTCAACTCACAAAGCGGAGCGACCTACACGCTTGCTTCTACGGATCAATACCAAGTTCTCGTAGTGACTACCAACGCAAGCACCAAGACAGTGAGCATCCCTACCGATGCCACTTACGCTTTCCCTAATGGCACAGCGATAACAATTCTTAATACTGGTGCAGGGCTTCTTACCATTAACGCGGTTACTGCCGGAACAACCACAGTAACCAGCGCGGGGGCGGTATCAGCTTCCCCGACTGTTGCTCAATACAAAGCAGCCGTAGCCATCAAGACCGGCACCAATGCTTGGACTGTTGTGGGGTCAGTCGCGTAATGATTGGCGCATTAGTAGCAGGTATTACTGGATCAGGTGGTGCGAGCCTATCTAGTTATGAATCTATTGCTACTGCTACTGCCACTGGTTCTCAGTCCGCTTTAACTTTCAGCTCAATACCTAGCACTTATAAACATTTACAAATTCGAGGAATAAATAGAACTGCCGCAGGTGGCGGCGTTAATTTAACAATAAATTCAGATACTGGAGCAAACTACGCTCAACATAGATTGGAAGGCAACGGAACTACAGCAAGCGCGGCCGGTTTTGCTTCACAAAACAATATTCCAGTAAGCAGCAATAGCACAGCAGCCGACACAATGGCAGTTTCGATTATGGACATTTTAGATTATGGATCAACAAGTAAATATAAAACTTTTAGAGTATTTCGAGGTTTTGACGCAAACGGCTCTGGAAGTGTAATCATCACCTCAGGTTTATGGATGAATACCAACGCCATAACAAGCATTACATTAACAAACGCTTCCGCAAACAATTTTGATTCGACCACCACTTTTGCCCTATACGGAATTAAGGAAGCATAATGCCAGCAGGAGCAACTTACGAGCCAATAGCGACTACTACATTGAGTTCCACCAGCAGCAGCATTTCTTTCAGTTCTATTAGTTCATCATATACAGACTTGCGTTTAATTTTCAATCCTATAAATAATTCTAGCGTTTCTACATCCGGTCTTAATTTGCGCTTTAACAGTTCTGCTACAGGGTACTCACAGACTTATATTCAAGGTAATGGATCAACGGCAAGTTCTAATAGAAACACTAGCGGAGCCTATGCTTACCTCAATGACGGGCAACTTATAGGCACGAGCAAACAGCAATTTATTATTTTGGATATATTTTCCTATGCTGGAAGTACCAATAAAACATTTCTTGAAACTTTAGCTTCTGATTTTAATGGTAGTGGTTCAGTCATAAGATATGTCCATTTGTGGGCTAACACAGCAGCAATATCTAGTATTCAATTAACTTCAAGCGAGTTAATGGCAATCGGCACTACTGCCACCCTCTACGGAATAAAGGCGGCCTAACATGCCTACACCTACTTATGTCGCTATTGCCAAAACAGTTTTGACGGGAAGCCAAGCGAGCGTAACTTTTTCCAGTATTCCTTCAACCTACACGGATTTGCTTGTTGTATTTTCCGTAAGAGGCGATGCCACTTATGAAGCAAATAATGGTGATGCAATGGCAATGAGAATAAATGGTTCATCAACTGCTCAGTATTCTGTGACCTATGTAACCGGACAGGGCAGCGCCACTGGTTCAGGAAGAAGAACAACAGGAAATGCGGATTCTTTTATCAGAGTTTATGGTGGTGCAAATTATGATTCGGCAACGGCAAATACTTTTTCTTCGGGTGAAATTTACATTCCAAATTATACCGGCAATACAAACAAACCGATAAGCACCAGTTCGGTTGTTGAAAATAATTCGACAACCGGTAATTCTATATATGCACAAGCGCAATTGTGGGGAAATACTAGCGCCATAACTTCTTTAGAATTTACTTATACTTTTAACGCTTCAAGCCGTTTTCTATCCGGCTCACGCTTTGACTTATACGGCATTAAAAACTCATAAGGAGAAGATATGGCAGATAAACCCACCAAACTCATTGTTGATTGCTCGACTGGGGAGCAGACAGTAGTTGAGCTAACCGCTGAGGAAATTGCGCAACTAGAGGCTGATCGTGTAGCAGCGGAAGCGCAGCGAGCAGAGCAAGAAGCAGCAGAGGCAGCCAAGATTGCCAAGCGACAAAGCGCAGCAGACAAGCTACGCGCACTTGGGCTTGAAGAAGAGGAAGTTGCAGCATTACTTTACTAACCGGCGATTGCACAGAAGAGATGTTGCCGAATATGGATGATTGGGAGTGGGATGTAGATGGCAAGCAGCCAGAATGGATGGCCAGCATCAGCCGACCCCAAGACCATAGGCATCAAGTCTTACCTTGTTCCTAACACTCAGCTCAAGCTCAGAGTGGCGGAGAAAGTTGCGCCTATCCTTATCAACTTTGCTGCTGAGTTCAATGAGCTGGTGGAGAAGCTGGAAGGCAAGCAACTCGATGATTGGGGCTATGCCTACCGGCAAGTGCGTGGATCAACAGATATGTTGAGCAACCACGCGAGTGGCAGTGCGATTGACCTGAACGCCACCAAGCATCCGCTCGGCTCGAAGGATACTTTCCAACCGAAGCAAGTAGATGCGTTATTAGAGTTATGCGACAAGTACCGGCTCAGATGGGGTGGGCTTTACCGCAATCGAAAAGATGAAATGCATTTTGAGATTGTGGAATCACCATTAAATGTAAAGAAAACCATTGAGCGATTGGAATTGACCATATGAAACTCGACAGCAAACAAATCATGATGGGCATCACCGGCTTCCTTGTCTGCTGGCAAGCCACCAACTTTGAGCTCGACTATCGTTCCATCCTTTCAGCAATCGTGGCTGCTGGCCTATCTGGTGCGAACGGAAAGAAGCCCAAGGCATGAACCTAGGCAACTGGATTGCCGTCATCACAGTAGCCTTTACTGCCCTTGGCGGCATGGCTGCCCTTGTCCAGTTCCTTGTAAAGCATTACCTTGCCGAGCTCCGACCCAATAGCGGCTCCAGCCTGAAGGATCAGGTCACCGACTTGTCCAAGCGTGTGGATGATATTTACAAAATACTTCTCAATAAAACGCTATCCTAGTAACCGCGAAAGGGGCTCAAATGGAACATGACGACAACCCAGACCTCATTCTTATGGCTGAGCCCTTATCGCCAATGCTTGCCAATGCGTTGGAAGCTTACCGATTGCTCACTACTTATCAGCGTGTTGGATTTACCAGAGCAGAGGCTTTCGACATTGTGCTCAACCAGATACCGGAATGGACTTTTCCTAGCACCACAGTCATTGAGCAAGATGAGCAAGACGATGATGACGATGATGATCTATGGGAAGACATCCCTGACGAATTGACTGAGGATGACGACACCGACTATTAAGCGGATTGTTGTAATATCTGACCTGCAGATTCCTTACCATCACCCAGCTGCAGTGGGAGCACTTCTTGGATTTGTTAAGCGTGTTAAACCGGATGCTCTTGCATGTGTCGGAGATGAAGCCGACCTCCCCATGGTCAGCCGATGGGAAGATGGATACCGAGGCGAGTACAGCCCAGCCATCCAATCTGACCTTGACTCCACTCGAAGTGTTCTGGCGGCTTTTAGAAACGCACTCGGAACAGATAAACCATTCCACCTTGTACGATCCAATCACACCGACAGACTTGAGCGATACATTGAGCGCAAAGCTCCCGCCATTGCAGCCCTGAGGGGCATCCGCTACCAAGACCTAGTTGGCTTGAAAGAGCTCGGCATTACATGGCATGAGAAGATGGCCGAGATTGCTCCCAATGTTTTGCTTGCCCATGGGGATGAGGGGTCAATATCCCAAGTGTCCGGAATGACCGGATATAAGCTGATGGAAGCTACTGGCAAATCTATTGTATGCGGGCATACCCATAGGCAGGGGCTCGTATGGGCTTCTAAGGGCTTTAACGGGCGATTAGAGAGCCGATTTGCCTTGGAGGTAGGTCACCTCATGGATATGGGTAAAGCGGCTTATTTGAGGCCTAGAGGGGCTGCAAACTGGCAGTTAGGGTTTGGGATACTGGAAGTGACGGGAAAGCACATTACCCCGTATGCCGTACCCATGAGGGCTGATGGATCATTTACTTGGGCAGGAAAAAACTTTTCATAAATCCTTGACTTCCACAAGCTCAATCCCCATACTGGTGATAACCAAGACCTGAAGGGGGTCACCATGGCAACATCAACAATAGTATGGATAGGCATTTCACTGCTGGTATTCGCTTTTTTGGGAATGCTCATTGGCTACACGCTCGGGCATGACGATGGATACCGACAAGGCTATGAAACAGGCAAGCTTCATGATTAAGCGGCTGGATGATAGCAAGGCCAATTGCCGCGGCATCAACACTGATTACTTTTATATGACCGAGAGTGATTTACAGTCAGAGGGGCTATCACTCAGGGTCATTCGCCGTATCTGCTTTGACTGCCCTATTCAGGAAGCTTGCGCTGAGTATGGCTTCAAGTATGAACGCCATGGCACTTTTGGGGGCTACACCGAGCAGGAGCGAGCCCTGATCATGGCAAAGAAGTGGAACCACAAAGAGCTACGCCGGATGTTCGAGCAGCTGGCCATATTGGGAGTACGCTTGAGCAAGGTGTTCGAGTACCCAGCAATAAAGACCGAGTATCTAGTACCCGCATACTGGATGAAAGAAGGGGCATGATGAGCAAGTTTGATTTGGAGAATTATGAAACAGTGGATGAGCGCATTCACAAGTTTTGGGAAATGTATCCTGCTGGATCAATACAGACTGATTTGTTTAGCGAAACAAGAGCTGATAATCGCTTGGAATGGGTCTGCAAAGCATCGGTTAAGACTAATCGTGATGAAGGGATTGTGGTTACTGGTTGGGCTACGGAATATGAGGGAGCCAATAAGTTTGCCCCGACTAATGCGCCGGAGCTTGCTGAAACTTCTGCTATTGGTAGAGCGTTGGCTAACCTTGGACTATCAAAAGTTGGAAAACGAGCTTCGCAGGATGAAGTGGCTTCCGCACGATCTAAGGAAACAGCACCTAAGCCAGTGCAAGAGGATGACCCATGGGCTAAAGGGATGGAAATCCTTGGCGATGCACTAGCAGCGCAGCCAATTGAAAACTCAACCAGCTACAAGTGCGCGCATGGCGTGATGGTGTATAAGACTGGCGTGTCTAAGAAAACTAGCAAGCCTTGGGCTGGTTATTTCTGTCCAGATAATGTGCAGTTATGCGACACAAAATGGCAGAAGGTGGGCTAATGGGATGGGTTAGCCTTTCGCGCAACAACACACCAACAGTATATTTTGGGGTAGAAGGGGAGTTTCTCGACATTTGCGACCTTTGCAATTACCCATACCGAGCAGAATCTAAATATGTGGTGGCACAGCACAGCGAGGAAGCTGGCGTGATCCATTACATCTGGACTTGCCCTGATTGCGCTTGCAAGAATATGCGATGAGCCAATCTAGGAAACATCGGGGCTATGCAACACAGCGAATACTTGCAGCCTATTTGCGTGAGCATGGATTCCCGTTTGCTGAACCCGTTGGGGCTGGTCGCTCAGGGTCGGACATTACTGGCACTATTGGAATTGATTGGGAAATCAAGGCGAGGGCTCGATTCAACCCAAAAGAAACCATAGACCAATTGTCCGAGCGATCTAATGGCAAGGATTTACCCATTGCCGTAATGCGCCTCAACGGGCAAGGCGAAGCTTCTATATCTAGTTGGGTTGCTATGCTAACGCTACAAGACCTAGTGGTTCTGTTGCGAGAGGCTGGTTATGGAGAACCCATCGCGTGAAGTTGGCTGGTATGGCTACTGGTGCAGCTATTGTGAAGCCTATACATGGATGGCTCAATTCGAGGGGGATGAAACAGGAAATGTCCGATGCAGAAAATGTAAATACGATACCGAGCGAATGGAACGCTGGTATTCACACGCAGAGTTTATGGGCAATGTTGTCCGAACATACACTTGATCGATGCCGCAATTGTGGTGGCTGGAAGCATGATCCATTGCCATGTACCACTTGCATGATGTTTGATGCGAGGGTCGCATGAGTTTCCACTTTGTTGAACGCTGGACATATCGCATGGATGGTTATGGTGGCGTAGATAATTGCTCGGCTTGCGATGCGTTCGAGCCAGTACATGAGTTTTGCCGCCTTGAGGATGGCCGCGTAATGTTCTTCTGCAAGGATTGCCAAGCAGACTTGAAATTGTAATGTGCTACCATTTTAGAGTTATCGGCTGGCAACCGACCTATCGTCCGTCAGAGGGACATTACCAACCTACCCAGAAAAGCTTATGGTGGGGATTAGGAGCGGCAAAGGGATGAACACGAATCGCCTCACCCAGAAGGAACCTGCTTTTATGCGCGGCGCGATTATTTCCACAGCCACAGCTTTTGTCTTAATCGCATCTGCCGTAACCGCTGCAGGTAAGCCTGCTGATGTAGGTGCAAAACCTACGAGGCAGGAGATACTTACCCAGCTACGGCTGATGTCTTTGGATCATAGAGAATACTTATGTAACAAAGAGATCATTAGAAAAGAATCTAACTTCAACAGCAACGCAAAGAACGGAAGCCATTACGGACTCGCACAAGGTCGCTCGCCGTACTTGGCCACAGCTACCATCAAAGAACAGTTACACTGGTATATTCAATACATCCGAGCCAGATATGGCGATGGATGTCGGGCTCTTAAGCATCATAAGAAACATAATTGGTACTAATGAAACCATACCTAGCAACTGCTGATTGGAAGAAGCGAAGGCTTCTGGTTCTCAAGCGTGATGGTTATACCTGCCATTATTGTGGTTTAGATGCCAACAGCGTAGATCATGTATTACCTAGAAGTAGGGGTGGTACTGATGACTTGGACAATCTGGTTGCTTGTTGCTCTAGTTGTAACAGTTCTAAGGGGGATAGGTTTTTTTCTAGCCGACATCTAC